TCAGCGATTGGGTCTGATGATGCGTAATCTGACCAATGCTTTGTCTCACCTGATGATGGAGCGCCTGAGACACCAGTTACATCGTCTGCCCATACGCCTGTTGTGAAAAAGTCAGAAACGAACTGAAGTTCACGGCGAAGCATTAGACGGCGTGTAACGAACTCTGTTGCCTCACGGAGAGGGTTCAAAGGTGAGTCTGCGTTAGCAAGTGTCTGGTCATCTACATCTTTGTGGAAAGCCCATACATCTGCTGAGTATGTGCTTGTTGAGAGGTTGTAACCTCCACCAGCGGATTCAGTTCCTGGTGCGCGGCGTTGAGCCTCGTCACGGAACCAATCGTTCTTGGTGTATGTGAAGTATTTGTCAGACTTCTTATCCACAGGAATTACTGGGAATACCTTGTCTGCGATGAAGTTGTCCTGATTTTGCAAGTACGCAACAGAAATGTTGGTAAGGATTGCATCAATGTGGACTGAATTGATATTTGGCTGTGGCATTTTTAGTTATCCCCCTTAAGCCGCTCTGCCTGGATTAGCGCAGTTTACGACTGCTGTGACGATGTTTCCATCTGCCGCAGATTCAGTTAGTAGTGTTCCGACAACATACTTTGTTGTATCTGTTCCAGCGGTTAGAGCAACTGCCTTACCTGCTGATGATGTTCCAACAAGTGCGCCTTCGCCGATAGCGGCTCCAGCGACAATCTTTGTTCCTCCGACAATAAGCACTTCTGCTTCCTGTCCTGAAGTTGGAGCGTTCTGAAGGACTCCAACAGGAATATCAGTTGCGGCTGCCGCCGCTACTGCCTGTCCTGAAGAATCTAACTTCACGAATGTGTACTGCTTTGTGGAAAGGTCGGCACCTGCAACGAGGGTGACCTTTACCGAGTAATTACTAATTTCGTATGCCATGGTTATGCACCCTTTTCATTACGGTATTGGACATAAAGTTCAGGATTGGAAGATGCAACATTAGCGAACGCTTGTTCGAAAGATTTTGCATTTCCTTCCTCAACTGCCGACTTAGCCAAAGCAGTCAAACGACTGTAGGCATCGCCTGTAGTGAAGTCTGCTGATTTCCCGATTTCAGCAAAAATGTTTGCTGATTCAGCCTGAGCATTTACAGATGTGAGGATTTCCTCTACTGATTTTGCTAGGTCTGCATCAACTGTGGACAGACGGCGTAGCGCTGGTCCAACCTTCTCTGCATCAAGATTCAAGTTTGAGAATCCCTTTGCTTTTTCAATTGCTTCAGCATCAGCCTTAGCCTCGCGCTCCTTACGGAGTTCTTCGGTTGCTGTCTCTGCTTGCTTTTTGAAATCTTCAATCATTTTGACGACTGACTCAGGAGCGGACTTCATGTATTCCATTTCATCCTCGGTCTTATCTGATTCTGACTTATCTTCCTCTTTAGCCATTTCCTTTTCAGAAAGTTTGGCTTCGAGTTCAGCGATTTTCTTCATCGCATCTTCAAGTGTCATTTCAGCCTTTTCGACCTGTGCATCAGTAGCCGCGGTTGTTGTTTCCTCCATGATGGAGTCCTCCTCGGTGAGCGTTTCGTCTAAGACTCTCTGAACTTCAGATTCATCGGCTGATTTCATAACCAACCAACCTTCATGTAAGTGTGCAGGATGGTCTACTCCAGATGTTTCCTCAATGACTAAATTTGCCATTTTGCGGGTACGAGCCAACATTCACTCCTAACGAAAAGTGCCTACCTAATCCAGTATGGACTGGCAGATAAACACGGGTCTTGACAAGCATAAGAATAACACAGGTGTAATTTCACCCTTTTTAAGAAGAAATCAAAATCCTTAAATTAACCAAGGCGGCTATTAAATCTTCAAAAGCCATCATTGAAAAAGGGTTATCGCTCTGCCAGAATCGGGCAACTCGGAAGTGATAATCCCCTTCGCCCATCTCGCTCCAGACAAAAAAGACCTGAGAATCGTTAGGCAACTTGGCTACAATCCCAGCAAATCTAGGCGTTGTTGAGACCCAACTTACTTCTAAACCCATGCCTCGCAATATATTGATGGTGTCATCAATAATGCTCATTTAACTTGTATACCTCTGGCTAGGCGTAATTCTGGATGGGCGCATAATGTCCATGTCATCCATCCACTTTGGGTCATCGGCATCTAATTCTTCGTATTCTTCCTCTGAGTCATCATTATGGGAATGAAGTTTTTTTGGACTCTTAGGATTCTTTGGCTCGGACTCATCTTCGCCTTCGGAGTCATCTGGGTTGTACTTTCCGTTTGCCCATGCGCCATGTGAGCCTTGGTCATGGCTACCGTGTTTTGCTACTTCAGAGTTTTTTTTTAGAGTGGACATCTTATGTCCTACTTTTGTTTCAGTTGGCTTTCCATCTCGGTACAACTGAATAAGAACTGCTGGGTCATCTTCTGTGCCAGTAATTGCAAAACTTGAATCAGGAACATTTATCTTTCCGTTAGAGACAACTCGAACTACCTTGCCTCTTGCGCTTCCGCCTGAAGAATTCCAAGAAACCATATCGCCACTCTTTACAGATTTAGCCTTTTCAAAATCAACTGCGTAAGCGGTGAGATTTACTGGCTTACTGTCTCCATCATTGACGATGATTCCCATTACTTCACCTTTGGTTTCTTCTTCTTTGGATTCATAATTGTATCAACATGGACATCATTGACTCCTGGACCATCTTCTTTCTCAATTTCTTCCATATCAACATAAAGGCGCTCAGCCTTACCGCCGATTGAATAACCAAGAATCTTTCCTTCTTTGACTAAATCCCAAGCCCAAGGTTCCCAGATAACACCGAGAAATACTGTGTTTGGTGGGTATGTGTGGCTTACTTCTAATCCAGTTATAGTATTTATTGGAACTGTTAATTCGTATGGGAAAGCCATAACTTCTACCCATTCTCCAGCAACCACATCGCGGTTATGCTGTAGTCGGATACGGCGGTCATTGCTCTTTACATAATCCCAGACTGCGCGTTGCAACTCATCTGAATCTGTCCATTCACCGTGAGCATCAATACGGTCTGGGATATACATGGCTCCGAGTGTGTAGCGCTTGGCTTCCTCTGCCTTAGAAACCTCATAAGCCCCAATGCTCTTTGTAAGTGCAAAGGCATCAGGGAATGACTCTTGCGCTAGAGACTCTGTAATTTCTTCATAATCACCTTCGCCCATAACTAGATAGGCAGAGATGTTGCGCGTTGGTGTCCAGCCTTGTGTCGGATACCAGCGTTCTTCATTGATTATGTCGAAGCGATACAGGTTAAACGGTACGCCTCTACTCATTTTGACGAAATATCTCATGCTTGTCCTCCTCTCTTGGGAGTTATATTACCAACTGGGGTTGATTTAATCAAGCCAGCCTCTTGAGCGGTTTGGAATGTCTGTAGAACGAGAGTGCCTGTAGCCAGAATAGACCCGTAGTTAGATGGGCGGGTTACGCCCTTGGCAATTTCAATCATCTGATTCCACATACTCAAGCGGGTCGAATCGTTCAACTCAACCTGATAAGCCTTATAGATTGGGTGGGTTCCACCCTTGCCCTCTTTATGCTCAAATGAACTTGGGGTATGCAACTGAATCTCTACCTCAATGCCGTCTTTCTTAGCCTTGATATTGACTCCATCGTAAGGGTCACCAGACTGCCAGAAGTTCTTAACTCGCAATGTGAAGCCAGATGCCTCAAGAGCCTTGACTGTTGAATCAAGAGATTGAGCGTAATTCTCATCGCCTACCTTTAGGGTGTAGCGAACTGCATCAGAGACAGCATCAGCCGCTCTTGACCTATCGCCATCAAATTCTGTAACTGCATCGCTATCAATCTTGCGAGCCAATGAATCTGTTGATTTAACTCTTTGTTCTAATTGAACAAATTCTCCACCAGCATTTTCCTGAATGGTTTTCATTAGTTCTGTAACTTTTGGTTCAACTGCAAGCGCTCTTTCACGGATGCGCTTAGCCTCGGCAACTGCCTCAAGTGACCATTTTCCTTGAGGTTCAACATCTGGCGCTAATGCAGGAACATCACCTGTTGCGCCCGTAGCCCATGCGCCATGAGTCTTTTGGTCATGTTCGCCATGCTTTGAAATTGTTTGCCATGCAAGAGATTTCTTTGCTGGAGCATCAATAGCCTGTCCTTCAAATCCATTTGCCTTTGACCACTCAAGAGAAACATCTAGTGCTTCTTTTGCTGTAACCGACAGACGATAAACAGGCAACTCAGTTCCAGGATTATCGAAGGCAAATGCGACAGCCGCTCCCCATGTGTGGTGACCATCTACAACATAACCATCGCTGGAAATCAAAATTCGCTCATCCTTTGGAATCTCTCCATCTTCACGGAACTTCTCATAAATAGCACCCGAGCGAGATGCAGAGATTTCTTTCTGGATAGGCTTGAGAGTAAGCGGGTCTACCTTTTCTTTTTCTGCCGTGATTCCCTGCTCGCTTTCAATCTCAGATAGGAAACGAGCGCGTTGTTTTCCAGGAATCTGAGGCATATCCTTACGGGCTATTCCCATTCCCTCATCGCCATAAAGCAATGTGCCTTCAATACTCAACTCAGTAAGGTCTGGGTGGTCATCTCTCTTAGCCGCTTTCATTAAGAAAGCAGAAACATTTTCTTTCTCAACTGTTGGATGACCGCCATCCAAGATTGTTTGAGCAATACCATCCGCCCAAGAACCATGTGTCTTTTGGTCGTGCTTACCTTGATTATGCTTTTCAATTTTCTTTTCATCTTCAGCAACTAGAGACTCAGCCCAAGCGAATCCTGCATCTCCGCCCCAAGCATCCCAAGCAACTCGACCTGCGCTTGGATAGCCCTTTTCTCCTTGGCTAAATCCAACTGCATCCTTATCAACTTCATGGCGCGAGAAGAAAGACTTCATGCGCTTAAGTGTTTGCATAGTTACTTGCTCACCTGAAGCCAACTGGTTAGCGCGAGCGCGACCTACTCCAGTAAATCCACTTCCAGCCTTGCCTTCGCCAATCCAATCAAGCGCTCTACGAGCCGCGCTACGAACTGCCTTCGGAGGTGTAAATGTTTCTGCCTTCTTAAACTGGTGCATCTGGGCTAGGCGATTTTCAGCCTCAGCCTTTGTATCGTATGTGCCAAAAGGTCGCTTGCCTTCTTCATCGTAAACTGTCCATTTTCCGTTTTCACGGCGAATCATTTTGTTTACTTCTTCAACTTCCTCAAGGCGCATTTCGTACCCAGTAGTAGTTAAGAAAAGTTGCACATTGGCAACTGATGAACCTGTTGATTTAATAACTTCTTCTACCATCTCAGCGGGTAGTGAGCCTTTGAGAGATTCTAGGTTTGCTCCCTTGAGAGTATCTACGAGAATCTCGAACTCATCCCACGCATCATTGGCTGGGGCTTCTAAGCCACGGCGCAACATCTCATTGATTGCTAGGTGGTGGACTTCCAATACCTCTGGAGTGGCTTCAGACTTATGAAGGCGTTCGTGTAGAGCGCGTAGTTTATCCGCGCTAAGTTCTACGAGTTTAGGAGCAATATCCGCCATGTGTACATAGTAGCGGATTGATTTTTAACCCTTATTCAGATTTTTTAAGTATGGTTTGAATCTTGTCGGTGAGCGCAATTTCGTCTTTGTCGGATGAACCTGTGTCCGAAGTGAACTCAGTAACGGCAGACCACTCACGCCATGCCTTTTGAATCTCTTTTAATTTAGCATCTCTACTCATAGTTATATCTTACCACCTTTAGTTATTCGCTGGAGCAGGAGCAGGTCTTTCTCGACCCGTTCCGTCATAAATCAAGCCATCGCCATCACGGTCAATTGGTCCAGATAGGAGACTGCGACCTTCAGCGGTAAGAGGTTTTACATAATCAACACTAAAGCCGTAAAAACCTGCCTTACCAAACCAAGTTGAATCTCCTCTGTAATTAGGTTTACGCCTGTCATATCCAATCATGGCAAACTCGGCTGGGAATGGGAAGTCTGGGTTTTTCATGTCTCTTACCTCTCCCTTTTCTTCATCATAAAGTCTGCTATAGAGCGACTTGAAATCATCAATATCTTCTTGAACAAAGAAACCATCTGGGGATTGTTGGATTACAGACTCGACATAACTTTTCATTCTGACTGCTGTATTCGCAATACGGTCTGGGTCAAAGTCGTATCCAGCATTAGCCCAATGGCGAGCGCCATCTTCAAGACCAGCAAGAACTTTTATGTAACCGAATCCTCTGTGAGTAAAGAAATCTTCAGTTTGTTGAATAAAGGCTTTTGCAAAACCTGTTCCCCTATGGTTATCATCCATCTGTAGCCATTTATGCTCAACCGCCCAAACACCCGTAGTTGGGTCTTTGAAGAAAAGTCTCTCGAACTTTCCTACTGCATTATCGCTTTCGTCATATACCCAGCCTTCTACATAAACCTCTCGCGCTTCGTCTCGGGCTGAGTCGCCATAGTCATCCGACATTTTTCCTGCATTACTAATTCTTGACTCAAGAGTTCTCTGGACACCATCTTTATCTGTATATGTATGTTCCATATTAAACACTTCTTCAAAAAACGGCATTAAGTCTTTTACGGATTTGCCATTTGCTTCTCTGATTTTTTCGGTGTAATCATCCCGCTCAATTTCAATATACGCCTTGATTCTTTCCTCTGTGACTCTATCGGTCATCTCATCAATCTCGGCTTGGGTAGGAGATTTTCCTTGGTATTCCTCATAAGCCTCAATCTCTGCCTTAACATAATTAGCAATAGCCTGTTCTACAAGAGGATAAGTTTTTTCATCGTTCAAAAGCATTTCACGCAACTCATCTTCGCTTACTGGGTCAAAAAGAGCATCTAAATCCTCAAGAGCGAAACCGCGATTTTCCCATTCAGCAATACGGGCTTTTTCTTCATCGGTGTATCCAGCGGTTGCCCAATTGCCGTGGGTAGATTGGTCATGTTCTTGGTGTTTAAGAATAGGAATTAGCCCTGCTTGGAATTTAATGACCTTGTATTGCTTCTCAAATGTGTCTGGAACTTCCCAGAATTCTTTAGGGAGCAAGGCAACTTTCTGCTCGGCAAAGACTTTACCGCGTGAGTTGTACCAAGAATTCTGTCCACGGGTTTCCGTTGTAAGCGCTCCGCGAGCGGTCTCTGTAAACATCTGGGAGTGATGAACCCAAGCCGATTCTTCTCCGTCTTGACCGAAACCTCGACCTGTCGCCGCGTGTCCAAAGAAATCGTGAACTGCTCGGAACTTGTCGTTCTGTTCATCTGAAAGAAATGGGTGTGAGCCTGTTGAGGCTGTACTTAATACTTTTAGAACTCCCTTGCTTACATCTGCAAACATCTCTCTGGAAGTTTTGTATGGGTCATCGGCTACAAATTCAACCTTAACGCCCAAGGTCTTTGTCATGTATTCGAACTGCGCTTCTACCTCTGTAGCAAGGGCTGTGTAGGCTGGAAAAGCATCTTCATCAACCGTAGGCAACTCATCATAAGCATCGGCAATACGCGCCGCTCTTGCTCGGTTAGCAACTGTCTTTTGATAGTCAATTGAATCGTCTTGCTCAATTCCTGCTTTGAAGGCGTACTCTTTCGCGCCGTCTCTTGCTGACTTAACTGAATCTGGACCAAAGCGACCAGATGCCCAAGAACCGTGTGTGGCTTGGTCATGCTGACCCTCTAAGTGTTTTTCTACGCCTTGGTATCGCCCGAGGCAGACATGGGGCGATTCTTCTCGATTGCGTTGAGAATCTCCTCCGCGAACGCTTTCTTCTGCTCTGGAGTCATTTGATTGACGGGGATTGGAACTTCCACCATCAACGGCTTTTGTTGTTCTGTCATCTTCCTCATCTTTCATGTAGATATATTCATCATTGTCAATATCGTAAATAGATTGTTGGTCATTTTTGAAACCAGCGCGAACTCCTTCACCTCTGGTGTCATAACGGCGTGAGACATCAAGGTACACGGTTCCTTGGTCTTTTACAACCCATATACCAAAATAGGCTCCGCGCTCGCTGAGTGCATCTGCGTTCTTTTCGATGTAATCCAAAAGAATCTTTCGGCTACGGTCTCGGCTTGAGAAGAAATCATCGTAGGAAACTGTTTCCTCAGCCCCAGCGTTGGAAGCCATGTACCCGCTAGTAGGTTCGTTACGACTAGAAATATCTAGGCTGAATCCAGTTACGCCCTTTTTGCCTAGGCGGTCAATAATTCCAGTAGCGATTGTGCCACCTGTAGCCCAGTTTCCGTGAGTTTTCTGGTCATGCTCACCATGCTTTTCAACGGCTTGAATAATCTCAATATCTTCAAGAACGGTTCTAAATTTACTCATTTGTCCACCCTTTGAAAGACTGCGACCTTTTCCTCAGCGCCTATACCTCTTTTGTACCCCAAAAACAGCAATTCTGTATCGCGGGGTAACAAAACTTCCTTTTCTCTATCCGAAACTGAACTCGTATCATTGACGGAGGTTCGATAAAGGTCTACCGCAATTCCTTTACCACTTTTAGTTGGGCTTGGAAGAATAACAGCAACCGTATCAGGAGATTCATATAAATCAAGCGCCTCTCTGGTAGCGGTATCTCTTGTTATATCTATGCGGGTTGTTGATAGAAAACCTTTATCTCGGAAAGTATCTCCTGGGGTTAGTTTTTCTAAAACAAAGTCATCAACAACTCTAAACAATGTTTTATCTCCGAACATATCTGGAGCCTTATCAATCAAAGAATCTAGCCCGTCAATATGTTGCTGAAGGAATTGTTGATTTGTCCTATCTT